GACTTAATCTATTCCTCTGGTAAGGATCAAGATAAGACCTACAACAAGTACGAGGCTAACTGCGTTTCTTTTGATGAGGAGTACGGAGGTTACGATACATTGTTGGAGACCCTTAGAGAGCGTATAGAGAGTCCCATAGAACGTTTATTCCTTGAGCAGTGTATGTTACAAGGGCGCAGTGTAAGGGAAGTATCAGAAGAGCACGAGGTAGAACCACACATACTGAACCTAGCAAAGTACAGAGTAAGAACAAAGTTTAAAAAAATAATAAAAGAAGAAAATGAAAGAGTTGAAACAAGTAGAGAGATTGGGAATAGTTACAAAAGCGAAGTACAGTCAGCTGATAAAAGTCTATCAGATGAGGACAGGTATCAACGTCTCAGAAAAGAGCAGGATACAGAGCGTAGTTACAGCGAGACAATGTCTTTTCTTTATTCTTAGACAGAAGTACAAGATGAAGTACAACACTATCGGGTGGTTAGCAGAGAAGAATCACGCTACGATAATCCACGCTAATAAGAACGTTCGCTCACTCCTTGATATTAGAGACCCCTATACCATAGACTCCTTAGAGCAGTGGACATCGGTATTTAAATCTATCTTTGAGCATAGTAAGATTTCTAGAGAAAGGTTCGTAACTGACATAGATAACGCAGTGAGGACTAGCGGTTTATCTAAGGAGCAAGTTAACAACTTGTTGATAATGAAGGCAGAGGAAGTATTAGAATAGTGTTGTAATGTATTATATTAGCAGTGTAACTTAAAACAATTAATTATGAGCAAGTATCAGTTTAAGACCACAAACATCAAGGGTAAAGAGTATGTTGAGGTTAATGAAAGAATCAAGTATTTCCGTTTCTCGGATGACTACAAGGGATGGTCTCTATCTACAGAGATGGTACACCTTGATGAGAATTCGTGTGTAATCAGAGCGACTATCTGCAACGCAGATGGTATGATAATCTCTTCAGGATTTGCACAAGAAGATAAGTCTTCAAGCTACATCAACAAGACTAGCTATGTGGAGAACTGCGAGACAAGTGCTTGGGGTAGAGCCTTAGCCAATCTTGGTATTGGGATCGACACTTCCATAGCAAGTAGTAACGAGGTAGCTATTGCAATTGCAAAGCAGAATAGCACACCTAAAGCACCCGCACCCGCCAAGCCTACACTTAAGACTTTAACGGATGAGATTAAAGCCAATATGATTAAGGCAGTAGCTGATGGCAAGAGTGATGCAGTAGAGAAAGCACTCGTAGGTTACAAGGTAACTGCTAAGTTGAAGAAGGAAATCCTATCGGCTTAATGGATTTTAATCCAGAGGAGTTCAATAACAAAGAAGTCAAAGAACTTAGTCTAAAGAATGGCGAAGGTTTTGAGATTGTATTTGAGAAAGAAGAAGACAGGGACGAGGTTCGTGTATGGCAGAAACTCTACGGAGAGACTGTATTTTTAATGAGCATTGATCGTCACTCTTTAGGAGATTTGATTTACGCTTTAGAAGATATGTTATAATGAATATAATCGAGAAGTTCCAGGATGATGAGGCGTACTACGCTGACAAGGAGTATCTGTCTAACAGTATGCTTAAGCTATTAAGACAATCACCAACCAAGTTTCACTTGATGAGACAAGGGAAGTGGTCTTATCCATCAGCTAGTTTCTTTGATGTGGGTACAGCACTTCATTCTTTATTTCTCGAAGGTATTGATAACACTGTCCTATGGAACGGAACACGAAGAGGAAACGACTATAAAGAATTTAAGCTAGAGCATAGTGATAAACTTGTACTCCCAAAGAAGGATTACGATACAGTTCACAATATGTTTGATAAGCTTAAGAAGCTTGATGAGGTTGAGGAACTAATGGGACTAAAGTTTGAGGCTGAGGTTCCAGGAGTTATGGAACACATTACTCCAACCTTTGCCAATCTAAAGTTAAAGGGAAAGGCAGATGCTTTATGTTTTGATGGTGATACTAATTACCTTGTAGACTTAAAGACCACTGCTAAATCCCTTGATGATTTTAGAAAGGGTGCAAGGTGGATGATGTACAATCAACAAGCCTATCTTTATAGTAAAATCTTTGGAGTGGATGAATTTTATTTCTTAGTAGTAGAGAAAGAATTTCCTTACGAGGTAGGTATATTTAAAGCATCCGATGAGTTCTTACACTCTGGCGAGATGGAGTTTAATAAATCTATTCAGATGTACGAAGAACTTTTTCTTAACCAAGAATTTAACCCTTATAATGTAAGATATGGCGAACTTTAACAATCAAGAGAATGTGATCCTACACGCTTGTGCTTCTGTCTCAGGAAAGAGCATAGCAGATATCGTAGGTTCTAAGAAGACAAAGGACATAGTATTGGTACGAGCATTGTCTTGTGCTGTACTTGCCTACTACGGATTTGGTGTGAGGGAAATCTCACGTATCACCAACACCGATGTGAAGGGAGTATCCTCTTATATGGATGGTCACAAGAAGAGATTAGCTGACCGTAGATATGAGATGTATTTCCAAAAGTGTATAGATTTTATAGCTACCTATGAGGACTTCTCAGAGGAGGCTATATCATCTAAGATTAACGCACTGTATGAGAAGTATGTGTACCTGGAAGGAAGGTACAATCATTTGAAAGAATTAATAACAAGTAACTAAATTAAATTAAGATGAGCGACAAAGTATTCGTTGGAAAGACAAACGTAGTAACCACCAAGTATGGTGAAATCGTTAAGGTGGCATTAGGCCCACAAGATTTTGAAGTATTATCAAACGCTAAAAATGACAAGGGTTGGGTAAACCTAGAGATCAAGGATAAGCGTGATGGTGGTAAGTACATCCAGTTGCAAGGAGAGATGAAACCTCGTGCAGCAGCTGTAAACGATAGCGACACTGATTTACCTTTTTAATTTCCATTTTTCTGTTAATGACTAGTAGGGGGGCAATGCCCCCCTTCTTCAACTATAACCTTTAACACCAAAGAAAAATAGGCGCAAGCATATAAAAATAGGCGCAAACCTTAAAAACAAAAGAGAAATGAAAACATTAGTTCAACTATTAAACGATGCCGTAGTAGAGGCATATATTCTTGCATATAAAGGAAAGATTAAAGTGTCCCCTGCTTTTTTTGATATAAGGAATTACATTGAAAAAGAAAAGTGTATAGGTTATTTAATCTGCGCGCGTAGATTTGGTGGCTACGAGTTACAAAGGGACTCAAGTCTACAAGGATATGGCATAACCTTTAACACCAAAGAGAGATGATAGTTTTAGTATTAGTATCTATTATGTTAGCCTATATACTAAGGAGGGAATACCTTCTCTGTAAAGAGCTTCGTAAAAAACTAGATAAGTATGAGTGAGGATAAAGGACAAATGATTTATCATTACAAAGCCAGGATCGGGTGGCGTAAGAACAGAGGGAATAGCTATACAAATAACTATAAGGATGTGGAGTTCCTGTCTCGTGCTGCAACGCTTGAGATGATGAACAATGACCCACAATTCATCATAGAGATTATGGCTAGGAATGGACTAACAGGTGCTAAGATCAGCAACTTTGGTGTAGTAAAAATATATGAAATAAAAGAACTAGGAGAATCGTTTCACTATAAAGAAGAATAAACAATGGGCATAAGCAAGTTTGTATACACAGCGAATGAGGTTAAGGGCAGTTTGACCTCGCTGAGAAAAGATGGAGTAAAGAAAGGACAGTGGACAGGATTTGATTCACTCTTTGATAAATACTCTATGAAGAAAGGAAGCACCACATATATCTATGCGGGAGCACATCAAGGTAAGTCGCAGTTTGGGTTTGAACTGATGATGAACCTATCGGAATATTCGGGTTGGAAATGGGCAGTGTACTCCCCAGAGACAGGCTCACCAACGGAGGTCTTCGCAGAACTATTGTGGGTGTATCTAAGGAAGCCATTCCTTGTTAACGATACAATGACTGCAACGGATGAGGAGACAGATAAAGCATTTGAATTTATAAACACACACTTCTATATAGTAGATAGTGGTCTTCAAGACCTATCTATAGAGGGTTTCTATACAGCTGTAGAAGAGATAGAGCAAGACTACTTCATTGAGATAGATGGTTGCTTCATCGATCCTTTCACCGAGATTAGAACAGATGTCAGTCAAGGTGTTAGAGATGACATAGCTATTGGCCAAGTGCTCACTAAGGTACGTAAGCATAGCAGTGATAAGAACTACCATACCATAGTAACGGTACACACTAAACACCAACAAGCTAAATATAAGAATGGCGTAGCCTATGTAGACAAACCTACTATGAATGACATAGCCGGGGGAATGCAGTGGTCCAGAAAGGGGATGATGATTATCAACGTATGGAGATGTCCCTTTGGATTAGAAGATGGCAATGGTGTACCTTACGAGCCTAACCAAGTTGAGATCACAGTGGTCAAAGCAAAGCCAAAAATTGTCGGTAAGCTGGGTAAAGTAACTATGTATTTTGATAAACTTACAAACAGATATTATGAGTACGACAAAAAAGGAAAGAAACAATTCGCTTACCCACAGTCTAATTCGTGACAGAAGGAAGGCGTTTGCTGAACTAATAAGAGCTTATCTAAAGTTTAACGTGCCCTCTGCTAAGAAGATAGAGGTGCACGAGAACGGCAGTATATCTATAAACAACCACATATACAAGGTTGATATATCTGATTATACAGGCGTTGACCAGGGCTTTGGATATATATTCTTTAACCCATCTAACGGTAGGTTATACATACAGAAGGATAATGTTAATAAGATTTATAAGATAGATGTTGATTTATTAGATGACAAGGACTAACTTTGAAATATGAAAACAAGAGATTTAATAATCGAAGTTTCTCAAGAAGTTACAAACTTGCTCCTAGAGAAGAATGCTGCCTACGGGGACTCAGCCCTTAACCCCGTAGGTATCTTCTCGAAGGGAGATGCCGTAACAAGCTTATGTGCTAGAATAGACGATAAGCTTATGCGTATCAAGAGTAAGGGAATCACCGATGCTACAGAAGATACTGTACAAGATTTGATAGGATACCTGATCCTACTGAAAATTGCTCTAAGAGAAGAGTAATGAGTTGGAAAAAGAATGAAGACAAACTTTTTCTACATCTAAAGGATAACTACATCCCAGACCTAGACTGGTCAGAAGGTAAATATAATCACTACGATTGTTTCTCCCTAAAGTACGAATGCGATATAGAACTCAAGTGCAGGAATAAGCACTACGATGAACTCTTAATAGAGAAAGCAAAGTACGATAAACTCATACAAAGGGCACAGAAGTTTCTTACTGTACCTATCTACATTTCACAAACACCACAAGGCATCTACGCCTTTAACCTTTCTAGTTTACCTGAGCCTATTTGGGAGACTAGGGGTATGCCTAAAACCTCACACTTTAATCAGCGACAATTCGTAGATAAGGTGGTAGGATATTTGCACATAAGAGATTCTAAAATCTACGAGTAATGGAAGACTTTACTAAGATAGAATTAAACCTACCTAAGCCTCCAAGCCTCAATAAGATATATGCAGGTGGTCATTGGGCTAAGAGAAAAAAATTTAAAGATGACTATAAGAAGCACTGCCTTAAAGCATTGGAAGAATATGATCGCTTTACTTGTGAAGGGATTGAGTTTCATATATCGTACAATTCTCGTCTTGATATTGACAATGGTATTCTTGTTTCAAAGTTCCTTGCGGATACACTTGTTTCTGAAGGTATTATACCGGATGATAACCCAAAGTATTACAAAAAGGTTACGCTAACATTTGACGAGAATCTTGACAAGAACCAATACATCTGTAAGATATATTGTAAAAACTTAACATATGATGAACCAGAAGAACTATAGAACTTGTAAGATGATTAAGCTGCAAGTTGATGCACTGCTGCACGAGATGGCTGTGCTATTTACGAACTTAGGAACAGAGTCTACTCAAGAGGAAATCGATAGAGCATACACACTTGAGAACGAACTCATAGATAAGATAGCTGAGATTGATCCTAACAAAGCGATGTCTATTAGGCCTTATGAAAATTGATGAACCATACACCGAGATAACGGAGTCCGAAGCTGACTTCATAATAATTTTATATGAGACAATTAGAAGATTGGTCTTTGAAGAGCACAAGATTACATTGGTACGCCTGGGTTATGAACTCAACATCCAACCCTCAGAGCTTTCAGATTACCTATTTGACATTGTCAGAATAGTAGACAAGATTGAAGAAGAGGTACGACAAAGAGGCAATTGAGCTAGAGGCTAAAAAATCCGTAGAACAAGGAGCAATAACTAATGCTCTAGGAAAGTTCATATTGCGTAGAGCAGAGGAGATTGTAAGCTATTCATTTATTACGCACGGTAACAAGGAGCTGAGGCAAGGACTTGTTGACGATGCGGTTATGCGTGTGTGCGAGAAGTTCCTACGTTATTATGAGGAGGATCGCAGTGCTGCCAATCTAATAATCACAATGATTTATTCTACAATGTATAAT